CCGCATTCGCCTATATCGAGCCTGGCAAGCCCAAGGTCAACGGCAAGACCGAGGACAAGTACCGGCATTACCCAGTTCACGACAAGAACCATGTGGCGAATGCCCTTAGCCGCATTGGCCAGGGTGACCGGTTTGCCAAGGAGGCCAAGGCCAAGGTGCTGGCCCGAGCGAAGGAGCTGGGAGTGGACCACGAGTCCTCGAATGAGACGGGGCGCTCGCTGGAGAGCCTGCTGCCAGAGGTGCGGTTCATCGCTGCTCCCCCGGCCCTGGAACTACGGTCAGCAGAAGGCGGTGAGCAGCCGCACATCAGCGGTTATGCTGCCGTTTTCGGAAAGCTGAGCCGGAAGCTTGGAGGCTTCGTCGAGGTCATTGAGCCTCGCGCGTTTGACGCCTCCAAGGCTGAGAACTTCCCCGGCGTCGTGTGCCGTTATAACCACAGGGACGACATGGTTTTGGGGACGACGGCTGCCGGAACCCTGACGATAAACGTGGACGAGCGCGGCATGCATTATGACGTGCTCCCGCCGAACTCCCGGGCCGATGTCATGGAGCTTGTCCAGCGGCGAGACGTGCGCTACAGCTCGTTCGCCTTCCGCTGCATCACCCCCGGCGAGGACGACACCTGGGACACCACCGAGTGGGGCCAGCCCCTGCGGCACCTGCGGAGCGTCCAGGTCGTCGACTGCGCCCCGGTCCTTGACCCTGCCTACTTTGACACGAGCGCCCAGGCCCGCAGCATGACCGGCGCGGTTGAGTCACTGGCCCGGTTCGTGAACGCCCCCGTCGATGAGGTCCGCTCCATCATGGCGGCCGGGCAGGCGATCCGGTTCTTCAAGCGCACCGACCGGCCTTGCGCCCCCATGGTCCCCGTCCCGTCACTCGACAAGGACGCAGCTGAGGAGCGCATGCTGGATGACCCGGCTATCGCGCTGCGGAACTGGCGACTCGACTCCCCCGCTGAGGAGACTCCCGAGCCTGCGGCCACCGAGGACCGCTCGGAGCTTACCGAGGAAGAGTCCCGCGCCCGCACCGCGCACTTCATGAGCCACGAGGGCCTGTGCCGCCGCTGGGTTCACGGCGAGCCGTGCGTCCGGCCAGCTGGTCACTCTGACGACTGCAAGGGTCCGTGCTGGGGTCGCGTTGACGGCCTGCCCTGCTCTCAGCCGAATGGCCACGAGGGCGATCACGAGCCGATGGCGATCACGAACTCTCGCTCCGCTGAGGATGAGGGCACTGAGACGCGGGACAGCGGCGAGCAGGAGCCTGAGACCCCGGAGGCCACGGAGCAGCCGGAGGAAAGTGACGAGTCCAAGAGGTCCATGCTGCGCACCCAGATGGAGGCCGACCTGGCTGCCATGAAGCTCCGGGAGCTGGAGTTCCGTCGCGCAGCGTAAAGCCCACGTAGGCGGATCGTAGGGTCAGGAAAAACCGCCAATAGTAACAGCCCCGCGATGAGGTAACTCGTCACGGGGCTGTGCTGTTCCTGAGGGTCAATCAAGGCGCGTCGCTCCTGTCATCCTCTCCAGGTACTCCTCAGCCTCTATCTGAACCATGCGCCAGGCGTCCCGGACGGCCTTCCACTGCTCAGCTATGGAGTCGGGAACCTCGATCGCGTTGCGCATGGCGACCTTGTCCAGTATCGGGTCATTGGCGTAGTCACCCTTGTAGGTGAGTGAGGTATACGGGTACATCTCTTCGTCCGTACTGATCGAAACTCTCATGCCCGGTCTAACGATGGCAGTCCCCGTTAAATTCCCCTGAGTCCCTGCTTCCCAATCAGATTACTCGAACATACATTTGAAGATGTAAGACTGCCACGGCCTGTGAGCACCTGTTCATGCGGAGCTGGCGACGAGATGCCCCATTGAAGGGAACTTAGTAGTGGCATCCGATCTCGTCCAGCGGCTCTTTGAAGAGGAGCACCGGGACTGGGAGCAGATCAAGGGTATTCACGAGCTGTGCATCACCGAGAATCGTGAGCGCACCGCCGATGAGGAGACCCGGTACAAGGCGCTCCACGACGCAGTCGACCGCACTGCCACCCGGATTCGCGAGCTTCAGGCCGACGAGCAGCGTGCGGCTGAGGCGCAGACCTCCTACAACGACTTCAACGGCCGGACCCAGAACTCCAGTGCGATGACCGTTGAGCGCCGGTTCAACGAGGAAATCCGCAAGGTCTGGCGGCGTGAGACTGACGGCATCACCATTCCCGTTGGCGACTCCAAGCTGATCCGGCGAATGGGTTACGGCAAGCCCCTGGGCACGACCGAGACCCGTACCATCCTGGACAATTACCTGCCTGGCGGTAACCCCGGGTCGTTTACCAACCCGTCCGGTGCGGGAATTGTCCCGATCGATTTCTACGATCAATTGATCTCGTACCTGGTGGAAGTGAGCGGCCTCATGCAGGTCGGCCCCACTGTCCTCAACACCCAGGGTGGGGAACCCATCCAGATGCCGATAGTTGCCCAGCACACCGGGCAGCTGACTGGCAGCAACCAGTACGCGAACCTTTCGGCGCAGCAGGCCGCTCCCCTGCCGACCGCTGACCCGAGCTTCACGCAGAAGCTTCTGTCAGCTAACAAGTTCGGGATCATGATCCAGGTCCCGAGGGAACTGCTGGATGACGCCGGAGTTAACCTCCTGGGCTATCTCGCCACGTCGGCCGGCAGGTCGATTGGAAACGTCATCGGCAACGCGCTGATGAATGGCGGCGGCGGGATTTCCGGTCCCCTGCTGACCTCTGCTCCGGTCGCTGTTACTGGTGTCCCGGCTGTCTCTGGCACTGCGGCTTCCGCCAATGGCGTCGTCGAGGGCGGCCCGCGTTACCAGGACATCGTCACCCTTCAGTACTCGGTTATCGCGCCTTACCGGCAGAGCCGTAGCTGCTACTGGCTGGCCTCTGACACGAGCCTGGGCCAGTTGCGGCTCCTGACTGACAATGTCGGGCGTCCCCTGTGGGAGCCGAGCACGATCCTCGGTACTCCTGACCTGCTGCTCGGCAAGCCGATCGTGGCCGACCCGTTCATGCCGACCTTCGGTGTCAACAACAAGTCTCTGGCCTTCGGTGACTTCAGCCAGTTCGCTATCCGCCTCGTCGGGGACATGCGGATGGAGCGCAGCGACGACTTTGCCTTCAACACGGACCTGGTCTCCTTCAGGGCTGTGATTCGTCTCGACGGCCAGCTGCTGAACCCGCCGGCGAACATCACCCGCTCGCAGCCGATCCAGCTTTTCCAGGGCGCTGCTAGCTAATCCGGTCACCCGGTAGAGAGGTCCCGGTCCAGCATTAGACTGGGCTGGGACCTTTTCATTCCGTCAGGAAGGCTATTAGTGGAAACCATCCGCACTACCTGCACCATGCTCACGCCTATCGTGGCTGACTACAACCAGGTTATCGAGGGCGTTCCGGAGAAGGTGGCACGTCAGCTCGTCCAGATGGGCAATGCCGTCATCATCACCGAGGCGGGGGACGTGGAATCCCCGCAGGACACCCTGATGCGACTCGCTGAGGAATGGGCACCCGTCGTTGCGGCCGGCCCAGAGCCACGAGAAACTCTGGCTCCCGAGGAAACTGGGAGTTCACTGGGAGCTGACTCGTCACTTACTCCTGAAGGTGTTCGGGAAGTACCGGATACCGAACAGAAGCTGACTTGCCCTGCCGGGAATGCGGCTAAGGGGCAGTGGGTGAAGTGGGCGCTGTACAAGGACGCTGAGCTGACTGAGGAAGCGGCCAGGGGCATGTCCAAGATGCAGCTTCAGGGCAAGTACGGAGAGCGCCTGTAAATAGCGGGCGACCAGGTCCCTTAGCACAGTTCACTGGCCGCCCTTGCCTTCTTCGCAGAAGGGCACCAGCCTAGCATCCCAGGCTACTATCCCGCAGGCATTCCACTGATTACCCTGATTACAGGACCTTTTCGAAAGGATTATCGATGGCAGACGTGAATCGTGCTGGCCGTCCAGGGCGGACTAGCCCGTCACGGCTGAACTCTGGCCGGGCAGCCCATGCTGAGCCGACCTCGCCTAGCGACCAGGCACCGGCAACGATCTTCGGGCAGCCGACTGCCCTTGGCAGCACCGGGC